TGCCGCAGCCGCTCTTCCGGCAGGCCGGATCCGAAGCGATGGAGAAGTCGAAGGGCCTCGACACGTTTCTTTATCGCGCAATGCAGAAAGCCCACCGAGCGAGGTACGGCTCCGAGTTCGTCGTCGACAAGCAGCTTAATGGGAGCTGTGTTGCCTGGGGCGCCATGCACGCCGTCTTCTGTGCTGAAAGCGTCTCGTGGGAGCTGGGAGAACTGCAACAACCGCCGACGCTTCCGGCGACGGAGCCGTTATACGGAGGGAGTCGAGTCGAGGCCAGACGCGGGAACCCGCAGGGCTACGACGGTTCGGCGCCGGTCGGCGGATGGTCTGACGGATCGTACGGAGCTGCGGCGGCGAGATGGCTGCGGGACTGGGGCGTGATCTACCGCCAGCCATACGAGGGCCTGTTCGACTACACGGCGTACAACGCTACCCGGGAGAAGAACGAGGGCGCCTATGGAGCGGGCGGCCAGGGCGACAACTACCGGCTCGACACGCTGGCAAAAAAGCACCCGTGCAAGCACGTCGTAAAAGTGTCGACGTGGGAGGAATTGTCGGCGGCTTTGGAGTCAGGCTACCCGTGCACCGTCGCCAGCTCCCAGGGCTTTAGCTCGGTGGCAACATCCGGCATAGCCGAGGCGGCCGGAACGTGGCATCACCAGATGATGATCTGCGGGATCGTGCACAAGAAAAACGGCAAGGCCCCCGACGACCTGGCCTGCATTCTCAATAGCTGGGGTCCGCGATGGATTCGCTACGAAGGTGGCAAGTTTCCGGCAGACCTCCCTGACGGCGCGTTCTGGGCGCGGCGGAGCGTGGTCGAGCGGATGATTGCATCCGACACGTGGGCGATCGGTGGCGTCGGCGGGTTCTCGTACCGCGACCTCCACAACGGCAACTGGCTCTCCCCTGCCCCGCAAGATTCGAGGGTCCCATGACGATCGACCGGAACTGCGCGTTCATCATCATCGCCGCCTTCGCCATCGGCTTCTACGCGTCGAGCTGCTCGAGCTCCCAGCCGACGCCGGCGACCGACCGGCCCGTCCTCCGCTGGATCGCCCGCGCGGCAAAGAGCCTCTTGTGGGTCGCGCTCGTGGCCGAGCAGCCGCCGGCGGAGCAGCCCGATCATCGGCTGTACCAGTCGCCCGAGATCGGGGCGGACGGCTATCAGATCGTCGACCACTCGCGAGGTTGGTGAACCATGACGTTTGTCGAATGGCTGATCTCGCTCCTCGTCTGGCTGTCGGCCGAGCCGGCCGCCATCGACCGCGAAGCCCCGCACGCGGCGGCAGCGGTGGCGGCAGCCCGCGCGACGATGGCCGTCGAGGCGCCGCCCGAGCCGGCCCCGGCGCCGAAGCCCGAGAAGTGCTGCTCCGACTGCGGCGGCACCGGCACGATCACCCACGGCGACGGCCACCGTACACCCTGCCCCTGCCCGAGTACCTGCCCCTGCAAGAGGAGTAAGAAATGAGCGTCACTCTCAGCCTGTCTTCGAAAATCACTCTCAGCGCCAAGCAAGAGGGCGACGCGTTTGTCCAGGCGCCGGCGATCAACTCCTACTTCGCGCTGACCAACGGCAGCGGCGAGGGCCAGGGTAATGCCATGTGGCACAAGGAGCTGACGGTCGCCAACGACAGCACGCAGACGCTCGACCTGACGAGCCTTCCGGTCAACGCGCTAAACCTCTCCGACACGCTCTACTTCTGGAAGATCCGGACGTTCTACGTGCACAACACGTCGACGACCGCCTCGGTCGAGATCTTCGCGGCCGATGCGGAAAATGATCCGTGGGATGCGCTCTACACGGTCCCCGTTACCCTCGGGCCTGGCGGGACGCTGCTGGCGATGGACCGCGTCGGCTGGCTCGTCGGCGGCACCAGCAAAACGATTAAGCTAATCAACGCGGTCACGGCCGAGAGCTTCGTCGGGGACACGGTCGCCGATTCGCGGGTGATCGGCGGCATCTCGGACACGTCGGCCCTCGAGGTCGGGATGATCGTCGTCGGGACGGGCGTCCCGGCCGGCGCAAAGATCACGTCGAAGACGGCATCGACCGTCACGTTGAGCGTGGTTGCGACGGCGGCCGGCACCGACACGGAGTTCGACGCCGCACACCCGGACCCTGTTCTGGTCGTCAGCCTGGCCGGCGTGCTCGACTGAAATTCCTACCGTAGTCCGGCGCGACTTCAACGGTGATCGTTTGGGTCTGATGATTTCGGTCGGTACGGAAACCACCACCCGCAATTAGGATCATCGAACATGAAGCTCCGCACGCTCCAGGACGAGTCGGCAAAGGTCATCGCCGAGCTCGAGACGCTCCGCTCGTTCTCCTCGGACAACGCCGACGAGGTCTCGACCGCCCAGGCTCGGATCGACGAGCTGTCGGCCCGTTCGGACAAGATCCACGCCGAGGTCCAGCGCGAGCTGGCCCTCGACGCGAAGCTCGCCGCGCTGCGGACCGTGATCGCCAGCGACTCCGACGCCCGGGCCGTGGTCGCTCCGGAGCCGGAGCAGAAGGACCTGGCGGCCGAGATCCGCTCGGGCGTCAAGGCGTTCTCCTCGGCGAAGGCCGCGGCGGCCGTCGGCGGCTACCTCCGTCAGCTCTACTCCGGCGAAATCCGGGCGATGGGCGAGACGAGCTCGACGTACGACCTCCTCGGTGCCGAGTTCGTCGTCAAGGAGCTCTACAACGCGATCGTCAGTCGGCTCCAGTACAGCTCGGTAGCGCTCCAGCTCGCGACGGTGGTCCGGCCCAACGGCCAGAAGATCTCCTTCCCGAAGGTGGGAGACGCAACCGCGTCGTTCGTGGCCGAAAACGTCGCCACGACCGACCAGGACATCGCGACCAGTGCCGCCGACCTGACGCTCTATGAGCTGCGGGCAAGCGTCGCCGTCTCGCGGAGCCTGATCGAGGACAGCCCGATCGACGTGGCCGGCCTCGTGGCGGAGCGGTTTGCTCTGGCCTACGCCCAGAAGTTCGACGCGACCTGGCTCGGCGGCAACGCTTCCAGCCCGTCGATCACCGGCCTTGCGGCCTCGGTGGCTGGTGGCAACACCATCACCGTCGGCGCAAGTGCCGCGACGACGGTCGCCAACCTTGCCGACGTGGTCGGCAAGGTCGACGAGACCATCATGGGATCGGCCTCGTGGGTCTGCTCGAAGGCAGGCTGGGTGGATCTGATGAAGCTGTGGGCGGCCCAGCAGACGACCATGACGGTCGGCGGCGGGCGGATCGTTCCGACGATCTTCGGTGCCCCGGTCTACATCGTGAAGGGTTTGCCCTCGACGACGCTCGCCCTCTACGGCGACTTTGCGATGGCGACGGCCGTCGGCCTCAAGGCGTCCGGCCTCGAGATCGAAGCCGGCCGCGAGATCCTGATGCGTCAGCGGTCCGTACTGTATGTCGCTAACACCAGGTTCGGCGTGGTCAATCACGCCCCCGAGTTCGTCGGCCGCCTGGCGAAGGCCGCCTCGTAGTAGCGACAAAGGCTCAAGGCCCGGGGCGGCAAGGACGCCGCCCCGGGCTTCTGCCTGCCCACATGGAAAACATCCGACTCATCAAGGCGTATCGCGGCTACAAGGCCGGCCAGGTCATCACGGCCACGCCGGAGCTCGCAAAGGTCCTCGGGGAGTCGGGAGTCGCGGTTCCGGACCGGCAAACGGTCCTGCCGCAGGTCTCGGAGCGGGCGGTCGCGCCCGGCCCGCAAGCTGCCGAAGTCCGATAGGAGCCCGCCATGCTGCCCCGCTCAGTCGTCGTCGTGACTCACCCGACGGTCGAGCTGGTGACGCTCTCGGAGGCCCGGCTTCATCTGCGGCTGTCGGCCGACCAGACCGACGACGACCGTCTGATCGCGTCCCTGATCTCCACGGGCCGTGCCCTGGTCGAGAAGCGGCTCGGGGTCTCCCTGGTCAAGCGTCGGCTTCGGGCGACCTACAGCGGCGAAGGCAACGTCCTCGAGCTACCCTCCCCGCCCCTCCTGCTGGACGTGGATCACGAGCTGGAGATCACGGCCGACGGTGTCGCCGTCTCCGAGTCGGCCTACGAGGTCGACAGCGACAGCCGGCCGGCGACCGTGACCCTCTCGACGCCGCAGAACCTGCCGCTGGTCGTGACGTTCTGGGCCGGCGGCCAGCCGCTCGCACCGCAGCTCCGCTCCGCGATCCTGCTCTACGTCGGGCACCTCTACTCGAACCGCGAGCTGGTGGTGACCGACGGTTCGCAGCCGGCCGAGCTGCCCTTCGCCTTCGAGACGCTCCTGGCCAGTGAGTCCGTTACGGGAGTCTGGTAAATGCCACTCGCCGCCGGACTGCTCCGCGAGAGCGTGACGATCCAGTACCCGACCGAGCTCCGCAATGCCCTCGGCGAGTCGACCCAGACGTGGAGCACGCTCACGACCAGGCGGGCGATGATCGAGGCGATCTCCTACACCGAGATGGAGCGCCGCGGGCAGATCGGCGGCAGCGTCTCGTACACGGTGCGGATGCGGTACGTTCCGGGGATCACCGGCCAGATGCGGATCCGGTGGGACAGCCGCGACGGGAAGATCCTCTACGTCTCGTCGGCCGTCGAGCGCGGCCGCCGCGAGGAGCACGAGCTCACGTGCGAGGAACAAGCCACGTGATCTTTCTTGACGACCGAAAAATGGAACGCGAGATCGCCGATCTCGCGAAGAGCTACCAAACACTGCCAAAGCACATCGCGAAAAAGCACATGTTGGCCGCCATGCGGCGGGCGGTCGTGAAGAGCAAGGGCGTCTCGATCCTCCGGGCGAACACGCCGCCGGTCGGCACCAGGCGGGGCCGGCGTAAGAAGGGCGAGAAGCGATCGACCGGCGAGCTCAGGCGGAGCGTCACGACAAAGGCGAAGTGGATCGGGAACAACACGACCGGCGCCGCCGTCGCGGGGCTTGGCTACAAGTACGGATGGAATAGCCGCAAGGCCATTTGGCACGAGTACGGCACGACCTGGCAGAAGGGGATCGGCATGATGGAGCGGACCTTCGCGCAGATCAAAGGCAAGGTCGCCTCGCTGCTCGCCGGCGAGCTGGCCTCCGCCCTGGACAAGGCTTCGGCCGAAGTGGCCGGCGGCAAAAACAACGGCTACGGAGGCTGATGCATG